TGTTGGTGATAGTGTTTCTGCCTGTGTTGCTTAGAATTTTGTCACCTACGACAACATCAACTAAAGCAATAATCCCCTTTCCTTGTACGTCCACTAAAGTGTCCGTGGCCAAGCAACGTGTAGTTTGTGTGGCCGTTAGGATAGGAAGGTTATGTTCAACTGCAAGTCCACGCAACTCTTCTGCAATTGATTTGATATAGGTATATGAGTTCACGCTGGCACCAAGTTTCATTCTGGCAGATGCACATATATTCAGATAGTCAACCATAATAATGTCTGGAACAAAATCTCGTTTGATTCTCAACTCTTCGATCAATGCACGGAAGTGTCCAGAGTGTGCTGAGGTCGTTGGATATTCCTTGATGATTAGTTTACCCTGCGTTTTCTTGCTTAGTTTGTTTATCCGTGTATCAAATATTGCCTTGTCAATGGTTCGCAGATCATCAATGGTAACATTCAATAGGTTTGCATCGATACGTTCAGCGATGCGCTCCTCTGCCATTTCCATTGTTATGTAAAGTACATTCTTACCTTGCATTAGAGTTGATGCTGCCACGTGACACATAAACAGAGATTTGCCAACTGCTGTACCTGCAAGAATTACGTTGAGAGACTTGTTGCTAAAACCACCCTTGGTGATCTTGTTGAACATATCTAGATCCAAGGCAACCTTTTCTTCCACTCTATGGTAGAACTCGAACCTGCTTTCGGCATCCTCGATATAATCATGACCAACGTGACTATCAAAGCATATACCAAGTGCCTCAGATAACATTGCCGGAATTGCGTCTTGATTCTTATCAGTGCCCTTACCATCAATGATCTTGATAGAGTCCATAATGGCATTGTAAACTGATCTTTGCTTACAGAACTTTTCAGTCTCATCCAGTAACCAAATATCATTCATTGGTTCTGCTATGACTAAGTCTTCAACAAGTTTCTTTACTTCTTTATATTGCGATTCATTTAGATCTCGTCTGTTGCTGAGTTCTATGTTGAGAATTTCTTTTGTTATGAGTCTATTATATTCATGGAAGAATTTGAGTATGGTCTCTGTAACAATACCTTCATTGGTAGAGAAGTATTGCTTCTTCAGGAAAGGAATAACCTTTCGTGAAAATGTTTCATTGTAAATCAAATTCGCTAATATTGTTTTCTCTATTGTCATCAGTTCCACCAGTATATACTAAGTTATTTTCTTGCACACCAAATCTAATTAGTTCTTGAAGAAAGTCACCCAGATATTGTTCAAATTCAAATATGTCATAGTCTTGGTCATTATGACGGTGCACTTCATAATCAAAGTGGATCTTGAGTTTGTCGTTCTTTTCATCTTCGGTAAATGAAACCTTATTGTAAGAGAATATTATACCTGAATATGGATTTTCTGTCAACTCAAGTGCTAGAATCTTTTGACCGTTGACTTCTTTCTCAACAGTCTTGTGCGGTCGCAGTAGTGGGTTGTTCATCATTGGATCTACTCTTATAAAAATTATACATCTTAACAAAATGTTTGAATCGCAATGGTTCGTGCTCCGGAGATGGAAGAGAACCCATCTTCTCCTCCATCTCAGTAACTTTCAAAAGCAATTCTTCGTCTGTAATCAATCTACCAACTCATCCAACTCGCCATCGATTGGTGAGTCATTTACGATATTAGCTACTTCTTCGTCTATTTCCTGATCTGTCACCACCATCATTGCTTGCCCCATCATATAATAGTCGCTTACTTTCTTCTTGAACATTTCTGATTGTAATACAACACTCCAAAACTCCAAACAATCAGTGTCCTTGGCTCGCCACTTCTTTGCCTCTATATCCCCCGTTTCCAGATTGACGCGAGAGTACCACCCGTTAGAAGGTTTCATCACTGCCCCAAGTTCCATAGCAATATCCAGCATCCCAGAATATCTTTGTATCCCACCCTCATAATGTACGGTGAATGGCAGCTTCGCTTTTTCTCTAACATAGCGAGACTTGAATATATTGATAGTAAACTTCCATCCGTCGAGTTCTCCATCTGCAGCTTTATCTTGTGCCTTGGTGATAACGAAGATCTGATTCGCTGAGTACGTGACGGCTTGACCACCTGGAATAACTGTCTTAGGGAACATTCCGATTTCTGCATATACATGATTGATCATAAAGCATGGAATTGATTTTGTAGATAGTTGTACGGTTATCAAGCGAAGCAGTGACCGTAGAGCCTTTGCCCTAGACATATCAGCTACACTCTTTTCTTCAGCAGCGTCATCGACTTCCTTCTTGCTTGCTAACATGCCGATCGAGTCCACCATGAAGAAAACGTGATCTCCCTTTTCCACGGCCTCCAACTTCTTCATAAAGTCAAATTTCAGCTGTTCGACGTGCTCGACGGGGATATGAATAACTCTGTCTGGATCAATCCCGAAAGTCTTGATATATTCTGGTGTAATGCCAAATTCAGTATCATATAATATACCAACTGCGTCACTATATTTGTTGAGGTACGCCTTCATGCAATATAGTGACAGAGCTGACTTGAATGTTTTGCTCTCTCCTGCAAGGATAGTTAGGCCTGGGAGAATGCCCCCATCAACTCTTCCAGAAAATGCGATATTCAGTACGGGGAGATCAGTCATAACAAACTCCTTCTCCTTGAACATTTCCGATTCCGATAATACCACAGATCCCAAAGATCCCGACTTTAATAATTTCGTTAATAATTTACTCATTTTTGCCTCTCCCAAATAAACTGTTTCTCTTCTTATCGCTCATCAACATACCCCTAACCCACCCATCTCCTGGCGGGTCATTAGATTTCTTGTTAGTAGTTCCATCATTCCACCACAGCATAGACCCAACTATTGCCCCTCCAATTTTTCCTCCTTTAGAACTCAGCTCTAGCAGTCGTTCGGGATTATCCTCACGCCATTTTACAGAACATATGCCACCACGATTTCCGCTAGCAGTCAATGCATTAGCAGCATTCGATGCCCACTCCGACCGAAACTTCTGTAAATCTTCTCTAAATATTCCTGATTGGTTTACTCTGGTTGTAACGCCGCCTTTTGCAGAATTTGCTAACCGTTGTGGGATAGGTATTGCACATAGACCAATGCCGTTCTGGTGATTTTTCCTAGATTGAGCAGATCTATCATATGACGGACTGAATATTCCTAATGAGTTCTCCTTTGTCGTCGCTCCACCTTTGGCGCCACCCATACTACACAATAGAAGTGTTTTCTCTTCTATACCTATAAGGCCAGCCAGAGCCTTCCAAGCGATATAATTTCCCACAGTCCCCGTGAACATATACCGAAGGTGGTGGGCGAAGGCGTGCTCTCTATATGTTATATAGACGACGTCTGTGGATTCAGGGTCTTCGTGTATTGGTATTATGTGGTGGCGGCAATATAGAGTGTCTTCGCGAAGTTTTCTATTGCGCCAAGATTGAATAAATCTTGTGTGTATTTTATCGTAGTCCATATATCTCCTCTCAGCTGCTTTGATTTTGATGTGGGCAGCGATAACCACAATACTATTTATACTCAATAATACTATTATACCTCAATTCAGCATTTCGATCAAATTTATTTCGGATTCCACCTCGAATGCGGCACATCGAATACAAATGTGACTCTGACACAATCGCCGATATTCTCGGTGCCATGTTCCAACTTATTATCAAACCACATCAGTGTGCCTGGTTCAACAATAACAGATTCGTCCCCAACCATATACTTGTATGTTCCGGCAATTGCCAAATGATACCTATCCTTGGTTTGATAGTACGAACCGACGTCAATATGCTTGCCAACCATTCCACCAACAGGCAATGATAGAAACCCACATCGTTTATGCTCACGGAAATTGCGTTTCATAAATCCCACTATCTCAGTGTGTCTATCATATGCTGGCGTCTTGTGGCAGAACTCTGTATCACCGACATATTGAGTGGGATCTGTAACTCCACCCATCACGAGTTGTAGTACTCCCACATCAACATCTGGAAATCCTCTGTCCAATAATGACTCAACTCCATCAACCTTTTTCTGAGCACCCCAATCTGCAGAATACTGTTTCAGTTGTGCCAGTATTTTTGATACGTTTATTCCAGTCTTGATGATGGATATGTTATTCAAAGAAATCCTCCAATGATGACCTGTGTTCGGCCGACCAACCAATCGCATCCAGAATGCCTTGCACAGCATCGACATATACCTTATCAAACATCTTATCATAGTCCACATACTCATGCAACCCAAACTCTTTTGGAAGGTGATCAACATATCCAATGACATCCTCGCGAATTGGATTCTGTGGATTCAGATATATGAACTTTATCTTAGATTTCTCAAGTATAGGTTGATATTGTTTAGTGAGCCCAAGGGCTTTCACATAGTGATTATGCAATAACGCAGCACGCACTGCAATAGGAGTTCCCTTGGCATATATCGGTGAACCTGTATATTGCTTCAGATTGGTTACACCACGGGGAAATGATATTGCTTCGACTGGCATTGCATTGAACTCTTCACGGAAGTCTGCGACATACTGCTGCACATCAGCTTCCGTTCCTGTCAGAATAGTCTTCAACAAATCCTTCAACTTAACTCGGATGACGGCTGGCGTGCTGGACTTGACCATTTGCAGACCCATTACCTTCAGTTGAGGTTCAGCGTACTGCACACCTTCTGAGTTGTGCACGTTCATAATGTACCTTTTTTTCGACACAGATATCATAACGTCAACGAGGTTCTCTCGTTTCATTTGCATCTTCTGTTCATAAGCGTTCATGTTGTCCGCCAACTCTTGATATGACTTGTCGATGAATGGCTGGAGCTTATCCTCTGATATGCGGTCCAAGAACTCGATTACCTTAGTGGTAGGTAGAGACGCTGTACAGTTGGCCCCATAGACCTTTTGAACAAGATCATTCAATGTTAGTACAACAGAGTCGGTGTCGATTAGTACAACTCGATCAACTCCATCAGTCTTGAGCAGTTTGTCAAAGTACAGGTTGAGCTTGTTAGCAATCCAGCGAATTGATAGTTGACCTGACAGCGTGATCCCCTCAGCAATGCGAACGTCGAAGTATCTAAACCAGCTATTTCCACACGCTCCATACAAAGAATTAATTAAAATCTTCATTCCCATCTGGAGATTGTCCAGGCGACTGATCTCCATTTTAAGTGCTGGATTTTGAGTAGCTTCGAACTCTTGTTTGACCTTGATCATGGCCCTCTTGTATACCACTCGACGGTCATAATATAGTTGAGCTAAAGTTGGAAGCAGACCCCTTTTCTCTTTGCTAAAGCACCAACCATTAGCTGCGACAGCTAAGTTACGTTCTATTGCTGGGGTTAAATCACATTCTTGTAGCAAAAGCTCCTCTACTGATACATCCAGCTTGAGATCAGATATAGTTTCTGGACTCATGTTGTATTGTACCATTAGCATCGGATACATGCTGTTCAAATCTAGTGACACTGCCCAGTGGTGCTTACCCACCAGCGGATCCTTAACATAAGCGCCTTCGAACTGACTCGCCTTCTCTCCACCCTTTCGAGGTGGCACAATAATCTTCTGATCATTGAGGTGGTTGTAAATGATGATGTCCCAAGTCTTAACAGGACTGAACACATCCTCGTAGTTGACCTTAGCGTCATATGCCATAGTCAGAACGAGGTCCATCAGCTTCATCTTAGCATCTAGTCTGTCCACCAATTCAACGTCTTTGATGTTGTAATCGACAAACGTTTGCCAATGGTTAGTGTAGAAGTCCTTAAAGTCCTTTCCAGGATTCTCTAACTTACGTTCACCAAGCTCAACAAAAGCGATGTAGTCCAACTTGTAGCTCTCTTGCACCTTGTATGTGAACTTCTTGTACAGCTCAATGTAATCAAGATCAGCAATGCCCGCAATGGACAACTTGAGCCGAGGCGCGTCGTGCGTTCCAAATTGTTTCACTTCCACGAGGCGACACTGCCCCCATGGACTAAGTTTTCTTGCAAGAGACTCGCCTACAACCTTGGTCATACGATTGTACAGGTATACCAAATCAAAGAACCTACTATTCCATCCTGTGATCGCATCCGGATAGTTATGTTGCCACCAGATGATAAACTCCTTCAGCAGATGCTGTTCAGAGTTACATTGGATGTACGTGACATCATTGCGAGTGTTTACGTAAGCATACAGACCGAACGTGACTAGTTTGGCATGGCGAGTGTCCTTGACTGTGATCAGTTGAATGACTTCATCGGCGAGGTGTGGATCTGGAAAGCCACCTTCAACTTCTGTCTCAATGTCGATCGTAAACACTGAGACGTCGTTTGGATCCCAACGGATACCACCTTTGTAATTCTCAGCGATGTACTGATAGGCGTGGCCAGGAGACTCGTATGTCTTCATGTTTGAGATGCCCTTGTACTTTTCCAAGTACTCTCTGCAATCGTTCATCGATCCTGGTTGGAACGCAAACACATCTTCCCCTTCAAGCGTCTTCCACTTGTCAGTTGCGTTTTCATTTCTCGATCCTGTCCAAAGCGTGGGACGGAAGTCAACTTTCTGGTTGAACCTCCGGCCATCATCTACTCCTCGAACGTATAGCGCGTTCCCGCGCTGGTAAACATTCGTATAGAATTCGGTCATGTATTTCCTATAATAATGAATTTGTGGCAGGTGCGGTATGTGGTCTCCGGTTCAGACTCCCTTTGACGTGCCCATGCTCCTTTTACTTTCCTTACCACAAAAC